ATATTTCATTTTCAACCACAAAGGCACAAAGCTATGCAACTTCAATAGTCACTAAGTCCGCAAAGACAACCACCTAAAGGCGGAAGAGCACAAGGCTGGTGTTATCATAGGTCGAAATCAACATCCGCAAAGCCTTGTGTTCTTTGTAAGCAACAAAGTTGTCCTGTAGTGCTCTTATAATTTGACTAAAACTTTGTGATCCTTGTGCTTAGATCATTATAAAGACCTTGTGTCTTTGTGGTAAATTTAAAAAGATGTGGGTACACAGTAGCCAAAAGAGAGGGGCCGGGGGTGAGGCCAAAATCAATCACATTAAACCCAGCCCATCCAACACCCGGCAACCATCAATTAACAACCATATTACCCCAAGAATTCAAACAAAAAACAAAAAAATCAAAACATGGATTGTACAGGAAATTTAACTGCAGATATAGTATTCGATTGCCTTAACGCGCCCGTAGGTGGTATAGAACAAAATGTTGTACTTATTAATAAAGACGATATAGATGTTACCGCCACTACCACAAGTGCAGAGAACGATATGGTTATAGAAAACCTTAGCCTTAAGCCCGGTAAAACAGGCTACAAGCTTACAGGGGTTAAGCAAAGTAACGGCAAAGCGTGGGAGCTTGTTAAAAAAGAAAATGCGCCCGATAAATTTAAGCATACTTTTAGCGGGGTAATTTTTAACCCAAGTGCAGCCAACAAACAACAGGCGGCAAGCCTTGCCAAAGGCGCTAAGTATGTGGTGGTTATAGAGCAGGTTTGGAAAGGTGCCAACAGTAAAGATGCTTTCGAGATATTGGGGCTATCATCCGGACTCGAAATTGCTACCATGACCAACAGCTCTAAAGAAAACGACAACATGATTATGTTCGAATTATCATCTGCCGATGGTTTTGAAGAAGCATCATTACCAAAAACATACCTTGATGGTACGTATACGGCTACCAAAACTACCTTCGAAGCCAATTTTGAACAAGCTGCGGTATAACGTATGGATTTTACCGCTATGGATATCAGCACCCTTTCCCGTTCTATAACGGGAGAGGGGGTTAGATACCTGGAGTTGTTCCTTAAGGAGTATACTTCACTGTTTCCCGGGCCGGTAAACCCCTCCTGCCCTGCCTGTTTAACCACGTACTTAAGTAAGTACAAAAAACATTACAACACTATGGCAAACACATGCGCTTACAGGCTGCACGCCAAATACGAGGGTATTCCGTTAGAATTTGGGTCGCCCATATTGGTAAACAACAGCAATATAACAACAGCCTATGCCCAAAAGCTGTTGCAGCAACCCAATGGGCAGCGCTTTTTTGCACAGCTGCCGCCTATAGAAGAGCCGGTATCTGAAAAGATAAAAACCCTTAAAAAAGTGGTACGGAAATCGGCGAAAGCCAAAAAAAAAGATCCCGAAGATTTAAATCCTGATATTCCGAATACCGCTCCGGCCGAATGAAAACCCTGCTAATAGATGTTTGGAAACGCCTTACACCCTGGAGCAAAACCACCGATGTATATGCTAACGATATAGACAATGCCTACCCCGAGCGTATGGACAGGCTGATTAACAACAGCGTAACGGCTAAAAGTGCAGCAGCTATTATGGTGCAGTACCTTTTGGGTAAAGGTTATAGTGCCGATGCAGACAGTATTATCATCAACAAAGAAAAAAATCTGAAGCTGATTGATTTTGCCGATGACGTGGCAGACGATCTTGTAAAGCAGCGCGGTGTGTTTATTCACATTAACTGGAATGCCCTTTACCAAATAGCCGATTGTAGTGTGGTGCCTTTTGAGTGGTGCCGTATTGGTAAAAAAGACAGTAACGATTATGCGGGTAAGGTTGCCATAAGCAAAGAATGGCTAAAGCCAAAGCGTACCGATATTCAGCTGATCGACATTTACAACCCACGCAAAAAAGTTATCGATGCACAGGTAGAAAAAGCCGGTGGCTGGGAGCACTACAAGGGTCAGGTACTCTTTATCAACATGGATACAAAGCTAATTTACCCGCTTTCGAGGATAGATTCGGTGTCGGAAGACTGCGATAGTGAGTCGCAGGCCTCAGTCTATAAGAACAGGCTGCTGCGCAAGGGCTTCTTTGGCAATACACTGGTAGTTACGCGTCCGCTTGTTGGCGAAGGCCTGGAGCCTGGCAGCCGTGCGCTGTTAGATGCCGAGAGTGAGCGTGAAGCTTTCCAAAAAGCCATTAAAGATAGCCTTGGTGCGCAGAACACAGGTGGTGTTTTATGCCTTGAAATGGACTTTGCAGGAGAAAAGCTGGATGATGCCATTTTAATAAAGCAAATAGAAAGCAAGATAGACGATAAACTGTTTAATTATACCGAGACCAGCGTGCGCGAAAATATACTGGTAGCCTTTAACAACCTGCCTGCCGGGCTGGTAAAGACTAACGATTCGGCATTATTTGGAAATTCCGGCGAGGCCATCAGAGAAATGAAACGCACCTACTGGGAGAACACCAGTAAAGAACGTAACCTCTTAACAGCGGTGCTTAACCAGTTACTGCAACGCTCTCAGGATTATGCAAGCCTTACCGTACAACCCCTAAAACTGATAGAAGATGATGCAACCCCTGATAACCCGCAGTGATATAGCCCGCTATAAGCAAATTTCTAAAACCCCGCATGATGATAAGCTTAACGAACAAATTTTAGATGCCCAGTTGCTGGATGTTGCCCCGCTCATCGGCGAAAGCCTTTTCAACAAGATAGTCGTAGCACCACAAGATTATACCGATTTGTTAGACGGCGGAATTTATGATCACGATGGCATTAGCTACACCAATTACGGCCTTAAAATGGCATTAGCCTACTTTGCTTATTCGCGCTACATAATGTTCTCATCGGCAATAGATACTCCTTTTTCGGTAGTCGAAAAGCTAAGCGATGGTAGCAGGCCCGTAGAGGCATCGGCAAAAAAAAACATTTATACCATTAACAGGCAGGCAGCACAACAGGTTTGGGATAACGTAAAAAATTACCTCATCCGCAACAATAATCCTGACTTTAAACACTGCATAACTAAACAGGGCAGCCTAAGATTTAAAAAAATAGTATAATGCATGATTGTTTTAACTACAGTAAACAACAGGCGTTTTAGGCTTAATGGCATAGAATACCTTAAAAATTATATAACCGTAGTACACGGCAACAGAGTAGAGATCTTTAACTGCTACGAGCGTAGCGATGTATTGGTACCGTTAACCCATTACGACCAGTTTACGGTAAACGGAGCGGTTTATGAATCGGCCATAGAGCTGCAATCGGCCCTGTTAGATGTATTGTACTCGCGTATTATGGCAAGCACTGATGCTGTTTTCGAGCAGAATAACCTCGGCCGCCGTATTAACCTTAATGCAGTGCCTAATGATACTGGTGTGCCCGGCCTTGATTTTATCCTGAAGCTTAACACCATAACTACCATAATTACCCCTATGCAATCGCCGGTTATTATTAGGGGATATATACCTCAGGAGAATAACATTGCAAAAACACATCAGTTTTTATGGATGGGCGGCAAAGGTACTTTTGGCGTGGGTGGCGATTATGTGTTAGCAAGTATGTTGCAGGAACTGGCCCCTGTTTTATTAGAAGACCCGGATAGTATTGTATATAATTATGGCGATCTGGTTAATCAAACTATCAGCCAATGGTTAAACGCAAAGCTATCGCCCATATACATCCAGCCCCAGGAAAGTGGTTATTTTATATTTAAAGGTACAATAGACAGCGTGGCTACCACCTACTTATGGATAGGCGATTCAGGAGAATATGGTGTAGATGTGTTACAAAGCTCGGATGGAGATTTTCAGCAATTAAGCGATGTACCCGGAGGTGTAATTACACCAACGTTGCAACAAGTTGCTACAGAGGGTAGTGAAGCTGTTATAAACTCGGATTTTAGTGTAGCTACCACAAATGCTACATTTAAAGTAAAAGATAACGGCGACATGTTTTCCGGGGGCTCCGGTACAGCATCCTTAAACTATACGGTAATAGATCTGGGATCGGGACAAACAAAAACAAGCCATACCCCATCGGCACCAACAGATATTATCAATAAAACCCACCTGGATGCAAGGCTAAATACAAAAGCTGATCTGGTTAATGGTATGGTGCCGGCCGGGCAATTACCCAGCTATGTAGACGATGTTTTGGAGTTTGCCACCCTTGCGGCATTTCCAACCACAGGCGAAAGCGGTAAACTTTATATTGCGGTAAACACCAATTTGGTATACCGTTGGGGTGGATCGGCCTACGTGGTTACAAGTTCATCGCTTGCTTTGGGTGAGACATCGGTAACCGCTTACAGGGGCGACAGGGGTAAAGCAGCTTATGATCATAGTCTGCTAACAACCGGCAATCCGCATGGTACTGCGATAACCGATATAAGTGGGCTACAACCTGCCATAAACGCAAAACTTACAGGAACTGCTGCCAATGATACAGAAATGCAGGCAGCATCTGCCACAGAAGATAATAAGTTTGTATCGCGCCTAAAATTATTTAACTGGTGGACATGGGTTAAAACCCAGGCAGCTAACATCGCCGGCAACTGGAACTTTACCGGAACACTAAAAAAGAGTGGTGTAGATGTTGCAACTGCCACAGATGTTGCTACAAAACTAAATATAGCTACAAATACCGGACTCGCGGGCACAGGTATACGCATACCCAAGGTTAGCGAAAGCGGCACCATAACAGTAGATGCTTTTTTAAGCTGGGCTACAGAAACCAACCAACTAAATGTTGGATCGGCAACCAATCCGGGTAAAATAAATGTCAGCTCGCCAATATTCGAACGTGCCGTTCAGGATACTATTGCATCGGGGCAGTCGCGCATTTTATTTAATTCCGCACAGGAAGACGCCATGTCTTTAGTCGATAAAACCGGTGCCGTATATATAACCTTTAGGTCTGCCACCGATGGTAAAGCAATAATTTTAAAGCAACGTGAAATTTTCGATGAGCAGGTGTTTTATCCGTTAGTTAGAAGACAGGCAGCAATTAGCAGCGCAGGAGCAGGGGTTACGGTATATGGAAAAGATTCACTTGGCAATATAATCAACATACCTTTTAATCTGGAGGGAAACATACTGTTTGCCGAAGCAACACTGATTGTTAAAAACAGTACGGCTTCTCAGGTAATAGCTGCAAAATTAAAAGCAGTGGCAAAACGGGTGGGTGGGGTAACAATTATAACCACATTACCATTAGAGATTATGAATAATAATGATAGTTATACGAATTTTACCGCAGGTATAGTAGCGGTGGGTAACAACTTGCAGTTTTATTTTACACCCGCCCCTGACGACACAACCATATACGCAGGAGCCTTTACCGAAATTAAATATACAATCAACTAATGAATTTACAAGGAGCAACTTTGCAGGGCGGAAAGTATGGAGCACTTAGCCCAAAAGATTATTCAGGGCTGGCAGCATGGTGGCGCGCCACAGATGGAGTTGAGTTTTATAATGGTAATTATGTTCACAAATGGAAAGATTTAAGTGGAAATGGCAGAGATTTTATTGCGTACAATCCTAATACATCTACAATCGCTGAAAATGCTGGAACTTTAGGTAATACTGTCAATGGCGTCGGAATCTTATGTTCTACAACAAACATATATGTTTGTCTTGAAGATACCACTTTTAAAAAAATACTTTATGAAGGGAGCCCGATTACCCTTATTATTATCTACAGAATAATTATTTATCAGTCAAATACAGGCTTTCCTTTTTTATTTGCTGGCCAAAACATTTCCTCAGCTGGAAGATTTGTAGTAGGATCTCCAAACAATGGACAGCAAATAATACGCACTTACAATTCAGGGAGTAATTCAATAGCAGATAACATTACCGGAGTTTTCTTTTCAGAACCAGGCGGCCACATCCTCTCAGTTTTAGATTATGGCTATAACAGCGATTCTCCCCTACTTCATCGCAGATCCTACATAGATGGCAACTTAAAATCTGAGAAAAAATTTACCTCACCGCCATCCGCATTAACCGATACAACCCCATTAACCCTACAGGGAGGAGCTTCTGCGAATGCTATTTACGAAATAATTCTTTACGATAATACGGGCAAAACTAAAGCACAAATAGATTACGAACATAACAAATTATATAACGAATATATCTTAAAGAGGTATCCAAATTTGTTTTTATAAAGTATGTAAAAGATATCCAATAATCAGTTTTCAAGATTTATAAATTTTCTTCTAAAATGAAATTTATTCAATCAATACTGTTATCTGCAACTACCTTTTTCTTACCTGTGCAGGGCGTACTTATTGCCGTAGGTGTTGCCATTATGGCCGACACAATTACAGGTATATACAAAGCTAAAAAACTCAGGCATCCATTAGTTAGCAAACGTTTTAGGCAAATTGTCAATAAAATGGCAGTTTACGAAACTGCTGTTGTATTATTCTGGCTAATGGATTACTATCTGCTTTCTGAATTTTTTAAAATATGGTTCTCTGTCGATTATTTTTTTACGAAGATAATTGCGTTGGTACTCATATTTACCGAAATTGTTTCTATAAAAGAAAATATTGAAGAGGCGCACGCTTTTAGTATTGTAAAAATGATTAGGGCACTCCTTAAAAGCGGTAAAGAAATCAAAAAAGATATTTCTGAAATAGTAGAATAAAATGACAGCTACACAATACAACTGGATTGCATTACTACATAACCTGCCTGAAATGGTTACCGAAGCCTTTAAGCTGGGTAAACTAAATACCTCCGAAATACCCGGTGCAAAATCTAACCCTATAATAATCGCACTTGCTAAAGAAGCCGGGGTTGCTAACCTATACAAGAGCGACGAAATTGCCTGGTGCGCCCTGGCACATACTGTACTGGCATTACGCGCCGGTAAAACAGTATTATTTAAAGGTTATGCCCGATTAAGGGCAGCATCATTCTTAGAATTTGGGCAATTAATTACCACACCTTGCCTTGGCGATACCCTTGTATTTAAAAGAGAAGGTGGATACCACGTAGGTCTTTATATTGGCGAAGATAATCTATGTTACCATGTGGCAGGTGGCAATCAAGGCAATCAATATAGTATTACACGAATAGACAAAAAACGATTATTACAGGCGCGCAGACCACCTTATTTAAGTGGAACTCCTGCAAGTGTAAAAAAAGTTTTTTTAACCGCAACCGGAGAGATTTCTAAAAATGAAGCGTAACATGAAAACCTATAGTTCTTGGCTCACAATCAGCCTATTGGTAGTTTTGCTATTTTTGAGTATAGATCGATGCAGCTACAATAAAAAGATTGCTAGCGTTAATTTTCAAGCAATTACCGATACCGTAACCTATTACAACAATGCCATTGGCACACAAACAGCCAGCATTAAAACACTGCAGGCAGATAAAAAAACACTCGCAAATACACTTTTAAATAAAGATGCAGAGCTTACCAAACTCTCTAAAGATTTTGTAAAACTAAGCAGTGTAATTAAGTATAAAACAATAACAAAAATTGATACTATAGCCATTAATTATAAAGATACTATTCCGTGCGAGTTTGAAAGATCCGGAGTTATAAATACACGATGGTATAGCTTTTCCTATCAATCAAACCAAAACGCTTTAAAAATTGGCAGCCTTACTATACCCAACACCGCAATAATTATTACCGGTACAAAACGAAAATGGTTTTTGGGCAAAGAAACACTTACTACAGATGTTACCAACTCCAACCCGTTTTTAAAGGTTACAGAAATAAAAGCTGCCGAAATTAACATTCCAGCCCCGTGGTACAAAAAATGGTACGTATGGCTGGCCGCAGGTGTAGTTAGTGGGGCATTTATTGCCAAATAACCGTATTGATTTAGTTAAAGACTTCCTTTAAAACTTCTAACGATTTTGGTTTCCTAAAACCATCTAAGTGAAAAGTATAATAATCCAGCAGGATTTTTAGCAGGGCCTGACGTTCGGAAACATGGAAAGCCTTGCCACTGTTATCAAATTTTAAAGGCATAAGCCTTCTTAAAAGCTGGGTTTCTTGGGCCGAAAGGCAACTGATCGACTGGTATTTAATAAACACTCCCCCGGTCATTTCAAAAAAAGAATATTCCTGCTCTGTACTATCAGGGTAAAAACCCAAAAATTTGGTAATTTCCATCAACAAAATAAGATGGAAATTAGCGGCCTCATCATGGCTGTCCAACCATAGTAAAGCTGTTTCCAAAAAATCATACAAGGCTTGGTTTTTTTCTTCTTCTTTAATACTGTTGTGAAGCATTTCAGATACAAAGAGGGCTATACTGGTTTTGGTAATACTTGTGGTAAGGGTTAGGTACTGGTGTGCAAGCCTTACCTCTTTAAAATACTCCAGCTTACCTTTATTTTTATGGGTAGCCTCAATTTCTAATATAGTAAGCGGCCGGAAATATATATTTTTCTGGCTGCTTTTTTTTGCTGAAAAAGCATCGCGCACATAGTACGATTTGAGTCCGTCACTTTCGGTGTAGCATTTAACCACCAGGCTGGTTT